ATGAGATAAGGGCACCCGGGTCGCCTGCTTATAACCCGAGTTCGCCCACAATTTATAGACAAGAACCGACTAAATATGTTAAGAAAAGTCGGGAACAACTATGGGATTTGTTAGAAAATCCTAGTAAGTTAACACCTCAGTTGATGCGTACTATACATCCTGAGGATTATGCTTTCTTGTGTTATAAGAGGGATATGACAAGATTTGACAAACCGTTTTATTCGTCAGAGGAACAAAAACTGACAGAGAGATGTTTGAATCAAATATTATTTAATCCCCCCATATGGATGGACCATAGGATAACCGAAAAAGAAACTCGTAAAAGTTACAAGGAAGCAGTGTCTCAGAAAAATGATGTTGAGACGTTATCAGATGGAGCTTTGACCATGAAAACAGTGGTAGCTCCTGAGAAGACGCCAATGATTAATTCTGAGACGAAATTAAAAACCCGTGTCGTTACACAAATGAAACAACCTGCAAAACCACAAACTGTGGAAAATTTGACCCAGAAGTTTAATGAAACTAAAGGGAAGGATGTTCGGAAAAGAAAGCCTACCTCAGGTAATATTAATGACGACAAACGGATGCGACTAAAGAACGAAAATGCCAAGAAGAAAATGAATCGTTCTGAAGTTATGGCCCCCAAAAATCTACCACCTAAGAAAAATGAAAACAAAAATAAAATACAGGTGGAAGATTGTTCTCATTCATCCCAAATGGATATTCCCCCAATTGTAAGAGATAGTTATTCTTACAATATTATGAGAACAACAGAAGCAGGAAAACGAGTCACTTTACCGTGGTTGGAAAGATTGATTCGTTTAGATGTTTGGGCGGAGACTGAAATACCACTGTATTGGATATGTGATTTGCAGAAGAAAATAATTGCTGCAAAAAGACCAGCAGAAAAATATGATATAATTGAAAAATTTTTATATCGTAATGGTGTGTTCAGTAAGAAACATGGTGAAGATGAGGTTGCCGCCGTGTTTCGATATTGGGTATTGGATTTACCTATGGTTGGATGGTCTAGGAACTATGAGGCCCAAACTGTAGGTGATTTTATTAAACAAGATAAAGTCGTAGATGTTTTTGTTCCAGTTCAGAATATGGTGGAGATGCGAGAAGCGCCACCATTGGACTTAAGATTGAAGGAACAAATGGCTACTGTTAAAAGTAATCCAATACCTGTCGGTGGTGATATTCCAGAAATGCGAAAGATACAAAATCCACCGATTGGATTGCCAGCACCACCACCCCCTGTATTCCAAGTTCAGTCCCAAATACAAATGCAAAATGGGCCAATAATTCCTCCGATTCATATAGGACCATCAGTTGGTCCAGACGGAGATGATGCCCAATCTGATTCCGGGGATATGGAACAGATTTTAGAACATAACAATATGCATTTGTTGGATTCTTATAATTGGGTTGAGCAAATGAGAGCTTGGTTTCCGTTGGAATATCGGATGGAGGTGGCAGGATTGTTAAAAGGACCCAAAGGAGATGGGCGTGCTGACAATCAATTGACATCGGTAATGTACCATGTCAATCCTAATTTGGCTGTATATGCTTTTGATTGTAGGAGAGTAATTCAATTTTGGTTGTTTGGATTACGTAGAATTCCTCTCAGTATGTGGAGCCGATTAGGTCATTTGTATGTGTCGAGGGAATTAGCAGCTCAAGTAACTAATATACCGACATTTACAACTGAAGTGGACGAAGAAATCGTTTTTAATCGTATTAAAAACGCATGTGCCATAACCGCCACAGTTAATTATGATGCATATCATAGCATGTTGGGTAGAAATAACATGAAATATGACACTGCCATATTTAGCCGTAATTTGTATTGTGTTAATAGATTTGATAAATACATAATGAATTTTTTAGGCGAGATGCCCGGACTACCGGGCGGTTATGGTTGGTTGGCTACAGGAGTTCAGAAGTTATGCTCCCTGTTTGGCCTCCCGTTGATCCCAACCTTAGAGTGGTCCGTATGGATATGGAATCGAATATATCCCGTCCTGTCATGCGTGTATCACTTGGGTGTCATTTTGATGGTGTCGCCCCTTGTGTTCCTGACACAGCTGACTGTTCTTCCGCTTTCGACGGTGCAGTATATCGTCTTGGCCGTCAAAGCATCGCTGTTCCTGAACCTGGACTTGTCTCAGAATTTCGCACTTTTGTGCGTAGTTTTCTGCGCCAAAACCTTCTTCCTCTCGATCCTAGTGTTGATTGTTCTATCGGCACTTGGCTTAACAAAACTAATTACACCATCGCCCGCAAACAACAGCTTCAAAAGTTATATGATGAAGTTTCTCATGACTGGCCTAATCTTTTTAGTGTTCGTCCACGCACGGTTGCCATGTCAAGTTTTGTTAAAGACGAGTCTTACCCATGTTTCAAGTACCCTAGGGTTATTAACTCAAGATCAGATGTGTTTAAAATCTACATCGGCCCTATTGTACGATGCATTGAAGAAGCCGTGTCTCATCTTCCCTGGTTTGTTAAAAATGTCCCCGTGGATGAACGTCCCAGGGTTCTTTTGGAAGATGTAGACCAAGATGGAGCATGGGTGGTTGGGACGGATTTTACATCATTTGAGGCTAGTTTTACAAAACCTCTCATGATGGCCTGTGAAATAGAATTATATGCCTATATGGTGCAGTTGTTGAGTGATAAGGATTTTATAAAGGTAATTAAGAAGGTGTTACCTGGAGTCAACATGTGCCATTTTAGAAGATTTTCCCTGCGTTTGATAGCTAAAAGAATGTCTGGGGAAATGGTTACATCTTTGGGGAATAGCTTTACCAATTTAATGGCCTTTTTGTTTGTTGCTTATAAAATGAAATGCCAATCGGTAAAAGGTAAAGTGGATGGCGATGACGGCCTTTTCAGTGGCTTCGGCCCCAAACCGACACCTGAGTATTTTAATAAATTAGGACTAGATATTAAAATAGTTGATTATCCAGGTGTAACTTTGGGATCCTTTTGTGGAATGGTAATGGATCCGGAAGATTTAATAAATATAACCGACCCTATAGAAGTTCTGATCAATGCTGGTTGGACGACTCGTGAATATAGGAATGCGAAAACGTCAAAATTAATGGGATTGCTGAAGTGTAAAGGATATAGTTATTTGTATCAGTACACAGGATGCCCCATAATTGATTCGTTGGCACGATATATATTGAGAGTCACAAAAGAATTTGAATTTCGAATCCCAGCATCTGCTAATGCATGGCAGAAGAACAAATTGACAATGTTGTTTGATAAATATAAGATGAAATTACCTTACAAGATAACAACCGATAAGACGCGATATTTAATGGAAAAGAATTTTAAGGTCACTTATGAAGATCAGGTAAGGACCGAAAAATATTTGGATTCGTTAAATTGTGTGCAACCTTTAAAAATGCCTTGGTTGTTGCAATATTGTCATAAAGATAACTTTCAAATGTGGGATAAATACATATTTGATAGTACATGTGGAACCATTGATTTCATAGGGGATAGTTATCGCCTAAAGAGCTACTGTTCAGCTTTATCGTTATTTGATATAAAACAGAAAAATTAATGAGACGTAACCAATTAAATGGAAAGAAGAAAAACAAAAATAAGAACCCACCACAACCTAAGAGAAGTCGAGCTCAGAGACGTAATCTCAATAGGAGAAAAGCCAAGACCAATAATGGGTGGGTGCAACTTGAGAATAATCAAAGATTATCGAGGGTGTCAAACCTGGTTAAAGATTATGGACCCGTTGCAGCAAAACTCGCTGGAGGATTCGTTGCCAATAAAGTTGTAGGAATGTTAAAAGGTTTTGGTGATTACAAACTGACGGCCAATTCATTGTTAAATGGAGTGCCTCATTTTGCAAACAGTTCTGGAAGATTTATATTTCAGAGACAGGAATATTTAGGAGATATATCCCCAACAGATCTGTTTAATATAACCCGTTATCCATTGAATCCAGGTCAATCAAAAACATTCCCATGGTTATATAATATAGCCAAAAATTTTGAACAATGGAAACCACACGGGATAGCATTTTACTTTCGATCGCTTTCATCACCTAATGTGTTGTCTGAAGCTCCGAACACATCTTTAGGTGCTGTTGTGTTATCAACACAATATGATCCCAAAGACCCTGCTTTCGAAAGTAAAGTGGATATGGAGAATTATTGGTGTACTGGGTCTGGACCACCGTATAAAGACCAGATTCACCCAGTAGAGTGCGCCAAAAATCAGACCTTGCTAAATGAACTATTGGTGAGGGTAGGTGATCTCAACGATGCTGACTTGAGTTTTTATGACTTAGGTAATTTTGATATAGCTACAGTTGGTTGTCCTGGTGAAGCTGGGACAATAGGCGAGCTATGGATAACATATTGCATCGAATTCATGAAACCGAAGGTGCCTGAGGATGTTAACAATCCGAGGGACACTGATTTTTGGGGACTGAATGGTGTTACAGTAGCTCGGTGTTTAGGAGCAACTGCACCATCAGTAATAGTGAATACATTGGGAGGTGTGCTTGACACCACCGATGCCGGAACAATAGACTATAGCTCAGAATTGAGAGATGGTGATAACCTAATAGTAAACTATTGTTTAGGAGGGTCTGCTGCTGCGATAGCCGGACCAACAGTTACTTTAACTGGATTTGAGTATAACACTGAGTACAATTCTGCCCCAGGATATTGGTTTAATGGCGGAACAACGAATACGTATATTTTAACAATGTCGTTGAAAGTGACTGAGCCAGACAATTGCTCTATCACTTTTGTACCGGGAACAGTTATACCTGCTTCACTAGCACGTGCCATCATATTTATATCAAAGGTCGATGGAGATTTCACTGTCGCTAAAAAGACTGATTATGGGTTTGAGATAGAGAAACTCAAAGAACAGATAATGGCATTAATGACACCACTTCATATTACGAATGATTTTTAAAATATTTGGTTTGTAAACCATGGTCTTAAATTCGCCTGCC